GATTATCTCTAAGAGGTTACGCCTACAGTGATCCTCGCCGCAGAGCTCGCCGCCTCCTCTGGGAGGGCCATTATAACCATCAGCAACCACCACCCAGCTAAAGGGCTCGAAGATCACAGCCCCGACTTGACCGCGTGGACACGTTGACATCTGGCCTAAGAGCTCAGCCTGCTGAAGCCTCAAGAGGATGTGTTTATTCATTGGTGAGCGCCGACATGCTGACCGGGTAACGTTCGAGGAGCTGCACTCGGATAGCTTCAGCCGCTAGGCGTGTCTCCAGTTGAGCATGTGGCGAAGTCCTCAACTTGATGAACTTCATGAAGTTGTGAAGATTGCCGGTCATCCAAAAGGAGGTATAGGTAGCCACCGGCAAAACTGAGCGAGCAGTTTCACGAGCTACGCCGCGCTTAATCAATTCGTGATAAATAGCCAGCGCTGTGGAGGCTGCACCCTCGATGAGCTTCTGACAATAGACCGACTCTTGAACCTCGAGGTTAGAGGAGCACTGGAGATTATCAACAGCCTGTTGCTTGATGCTGATGGGGTGATAAACGCTGATGTCCTTGGAGGTGTAGCGGCGGCTAACCTCATTGAAGCTGAACGTCCTATGCCTCATAATCTGGCGAGCAACGAAGAGAGGAACCGTTAACTCAAAGCTCGCGCTGATATGCTCAAAAGGAGATGTGTGACCATTGGTGGCTAAGTACCTGATCAGCTTCTCATCCTTTTCGCTCACGTCCTCAGAGCGCTCTTGGTGGAGGTGAGCGAAGCTAACGCGAGCCGCGTGAGCTGGCGTTGCATCTTCTCCCATCGAGTCAATGAGGATCACCTCACCAATATCATCATCATAGATTTTCATTAAAAGCTCCTCGCCTTTGAGCCTCCCACTCGAACCTTACGAGATCGAGGCGTTGCCCTTGGTTGGTAGTTGCGCCGGTCAACGGTGGAGTCATCAGCCCAACGCCACATAATACAGTCATATCTGAGCGCGTCTAGTGGGTCTTCACGCCCATCCTTCTTCGGCTGTTCCTTGGTTCGCTCCCACTGATAAGAGAGCAGCGCCTTCCTGATTGAGTTGCCGGGTACTCGCTCGCCAGCGTCCCAGACTTCACGAGTGATGAGATACTGACGCCGCGTGAATGCTCGCTTGAGCTTCTGCACCCCGTTGAGAATATCGGTCCTGATTGGATCAGTGGTTGACCTCAGCGGTATCCCTAAACCTTTGGGTGGGGCTGCTCGCATTGCTCGAAAGGCTGAAGCCCCTGTTTGATCATTGCGAGCTTTGCCGGCTTTGTCGGCGCAACCCTCATCAAGCCATATGCGAGGAGCTGGCGCCAGCTCCTGAATCGAGCGAGGCCAAGCAATAGCGAGGATCAGTAAGGCGAGCTGCTCAATGGTGACCTCATTGGGGTTCAGCTCAGCGCAGATCACGTCAGCGTTTAGCCGCTCATCATGAGCGAGGATGAGCACTGATGGTTTCCGGAATCCCCAGTCAATGGCTATCCTCGCGCTCATCTCTGGCGAGTATGACCAATCATCAATCACCATCGTCTCAGCGTCAAACTCTGAATAGACCAAGCCGCTGGGAGGTCGTGGCTTGTTCATCACCATAGCTTCACGCTCTTCTTTAGGGAGCAGCTCTGTAGCCTCAAACCACTCGTCAGAGAGATGGGCCTTGTTGACGTATGAGGTGTAGAGCAAAGGGGAGAGGCCAGCGCCCTCAGCCATAGCACACCACCAAGCATCAGCCACAGGAAGGCCCACAAGGATCATGATGGGCGATGGACCTGAGCGCAGACGCCCAAGCGCTTTATGCGCTACCTCAGCAGTGAGCGTCTGACACTCATCAATGAGGCAGCACCCAGAGGTGATGTTAAGACCCTCAAGCGGGTTGTGTGTTGCGTCCCTTGTGCCGGGTCGAAAGTAGGAGCGGCACCACACCGTCGAGCCTGTGGTGGGGTCTAGCCACTGCCTCAGAGAGTGGTTATAGGTCCAGCCCAATGGACCAAGCCACTTCTCCATTTCAGGCATTAACACCGAGTTATATCTGGGATTGGTGTCAGTGACCAAGAGCGAGGAGCTCCCAGCGCGCCACTTTGCAATAAAGAGGATGCTGAATACTAGCGCTGAGGTTTTGCCAGCACCCCAACCACATCGAGCCGCGATAATCCTATCTTGTCTTCTAATCCTCGCGATGAGGTCTTGCTGGAGTGGGTTAAGGCTTAACTCTCTTGGTTCTCCCATAGCTTAAGGCCTTCCTCAGTTACGCGCCATATTGTAGTACCTTTACGCCCATCCTTATCAGTGGTGTGCTTGTGAACCACTGCCCCAACTTCAGCGTTAATGATGTCTACGGTTGAGCGCTGCCAACCATGATCTTGGCTCTCCTCAGCCACCTTGACCCAATCGCCCTCGATCTCATAGGTGGCGCTGAATAGGTGGTGAAGCATTGACCACTCTCTCATTAGGCAAATTTGAACCATCATCTTGCCCCCTTACTTATCATCACCTCGAGCTCATCCAGTCGCTTTTTGTAAATGTCGTGAAGCTCAGCGGCGAGCTCAGAGCCAGCGCCGCCCTTGTCAGCTCGAAGCTTCAGCAGCCTCACAAGGTTCCTGTCTTGAAACGCCCATCGAGCGAGAACAGGAGCCGCGTTGATCTTGGTCGTGTCATGCGTCTTCATCATCACTTTCCTTTTCTAATTGTTTAGTCCGCTCGTCAGTCTGGAGGATCATGGCTGCGACCATAGCCGCGCCTCCGTCATTCACTTGGTTGTGATTAAGCTCGATCTCTTGACGCGGTCCCCATCGTCTAGGCCATCTCCGCTCAAGAATCCAAGCGTATGCTCTCCAGTCTTGCTCAGCCGCTTTCTTGAGCTTATGAAGTAAAACAGGCTCTGCTAAGTTCATCGCGTGGTCACTCAGCTCCAACCACTCTGGGTCTTCTTTGCGCCAGCGGTAAAAGGTTGACCTGTGAATTCCTGACATTGCACAAGCGGCATCAATTGACATGCCTTCTCTGAGGTTGCTGAGAAGCTCCTCTTTCTTTTCAGCCTTGACTGGTGGAGGCATCTTGCTTCACGCGTGCGCGTGCGCGTGCGCGCACATTGTGTGTCTTATTGTCTTTATATAGAGCTCTCAATACAGGAGGAACTGAATAAAAATCCTCATCGCCCAACGACCTCGCAACCCAGTGAGACTTAGGTTCTCCTATATGGTGGAGATAGTCGCCACTTAGGAAGTCGCGGTGTAACCTTCCCCGTCCCACACGGCCAATCTTGTTAACAATATATTCAACGATTATGGGGACCGAGTCCCACTCTATATATTCACAGCCTCGGGTTGTGTACACATACAATATCTCTATAGCGTCTGCAATTTTCTTAAACATGCCGCCATAATGACAGACACCAACATCGCCCTTTGTCAGAATCACTGGATAGCGAGAGTCAGGGTCAACAGTTAAACATTTGTCCATTCTGCTTAACTCTAAGCCTTCGGCTGTATTAAGTCTTATGGGCTTTCCACTTTCCTTATAGTTGTCTTCAAGCTCCCTGATAAACCTTATATATTCTTCATGGAATGCAATCGCTAACTCCTCTAAACAGAGATAGACTTCAGGCAGCAAGTGCTCAGTAACACTTTCTTCATACACCTGAGCGACCCTTGCCCTATCTGGGCTCTCCTCTTCAAATATATCTATAATCCTAGCCATAAGCCTCGCCTCACACCTCTGCCTAGAATCTGCGCGCTTCATAGTCTCTATGATTGAACGATAAGGCTTCTCTAGTTTGACACCTCGCCAAATGAAGCTAAGGGAAGTAACGGAATTAAGCTCGCCCACTTGTTGTCTCTTTCTCGCTTGTTTTTTGTTGATATAAAGCCTCCTCAGCATTGAGGACCGCTCTGATTCTCTCGAGTAACTCAACGCTCTGAGCGCTCAACTCATTACCGTGTTCTCTGGCATCGAGCACGATGAGCTCTTCAAGGCGTGTCATCACATCACGCTCATAACGGTCACTCATGACCATCCCCCGGGTACAGCGTTCCATGTGGTCTGGTGTGGTGGGTCAGGAGGTAAGAGGTGGTCACTCTTGGTCATCAGGCTCTTCCAGTTGTGAGCGACAACTTCCCAACGTCGTTGACCATTGACCTCATATGACTTCAGCTTGCCCTCGATATATACCTTGTTGCCTTTCTTCAGCTCAGCAGCTCGAGGCGCTGAAATACCCCAGACCTTAACCGTGTGCCACTCGGTCTCCTCAACCCATTCCTCTCCTTGCTTGCGCCGCTCTGAGGTGGCCACAGAGAAAGCGCAATATGAAGCGCCGCCGGTCGTCTGTCTCATCTCGGCATCTTTGCCCAGATTCCCAATGAGGGTAATCTTGTTAATCATGTGGTGTCTCCAAGTGTCGCTCAACACGTTGAGCCAAATCGCCTTGATTCTTTCGGGAGTCGAAGTGGATCTTGATCAAAGCCCTGATGAGCGCTGAGCTTGTGCAGCCGAATTTCTTAGCCTCAGAGGCCACAAAGCTGTGCTCACTGGGCGTCACTCTCAAGGCTATCATCTGGCTCTTCTCACTCATGTGACCTCCAAGAAAAGAAAAGGCGAGGAGACAGCACCCCATTAACAAACCGTCTCCCCGCCAATCTCGGCCAACACTTATGTTAACCTCTTCAACGCTAAGTGTTATACATATGTATAACGATAAACGCAAGGAGCTAATATGAATGTGCTATTCACTGCTCATGAGGTCCCGATTGAGCTGGAGCTTGTACACCCTAACCATGAGGTCACACTGATGACCTCTGACTTTGTTGAAGGATTCGGACAACTTAGAGTGAGCGTCACTGGATCAGTTGACGTTGAGCCTTGTTACAAATCCTATAGCTTTGAGCGCTCGATCTTCACGATTCACTCTGGCTCAATGCT